CGGCAAACCAAAATAATCCGCCAACGACCCAATCGCCCAACCACCCGCCGGACTCACCACCTGCGGAATAGTAAACGAAATAGAATCCCCCGGCGAATCCTGCTCGCCCATGAACTTGGTCCAATTCCGCCACACCAAACGGTTGGGCACAAAAAAGAAAAACGAATCCAAATACAAATTATCCATGACCGGGAACAACGGAGTCGCCAACCGCGCAAACGCCGTCATCCGCAGATTGAACGTGTCGCCGGGCAACACTTCCTCACAGTACACCGGCACCAGATAACCCGCGTCAAACGTCGTCTTATAACCCTTCTGCATCCGAAACGACGAACGCGGAATCTCTGCCTTCGGCACCATAGCAAACTGATGCACATTCACTGACTGGTTACGATGCATAAAACCTCCTGCAAAAAAACGGGGGGCCGCAGCCCCCCGAACACCCTAGGCAACCTTGACCACAAGATCCGCCGCACGACCGATCGACCGGGGCAGATCGAACAAATCAAACCGCCCTGTCGCGTCCTCGAACCAACCGAAATGAAACAATTCAAAATCCTCCGGGTGCAGATTCAGCTGATTACCTTCAGCTTTCCTATTCACTTCATCCGAAAACGAGCGCAACACCTGGCCCACCGACGCCATAAACATCGGCACGCCGAACGCATCGGCGGCCGAATCCCGAACAACACACACTGCATAACGCATAATCACTCCAATGACCGCTGCTTAAATGACAACCGCGCGCGCGTAACGGCCTCACGAACGCGCAGCCGCTCCGCCGTATTATCAGCAGATACTTCCATGCTTGCTCGATACCGCAACAATTCAACAAACTCAGCCGTCGCCGGCCGATACTCCGTGAGCAACTTATCATAATAGCGTGGCGGCTTCGCCAGCACGCCATTCACCACAACACCATCACGAGGATAAACCTCACTGTGATACTTGAAAAACCAGTCTGCACCTATGCCAGGACGCAACGACATACGATTAAACTCTGGCACTAACGTGCGAATCTCACCAGTCGCCAAATCCAGTTTGGCGTAATGGCATTGCGCCGCATTGCCGGTAACTTTCTTCATCACGTACCGTGCAACATACGCCGCACTATCAAAAGAGAGTTGTCCGACGGATGCAAACCCATCCGTCCAAATCGAAGATAACACACCACTTGTGTACAACGACAAATTCGGCGTCGCACCACGCTTAAACAAAACTTTATCAGGAAATGAATAACCAAATATGCAAGCGTGAAAATGAGGACGCCAATTCCGTTCACCGTACTCACCGCACATATAAAAACGAACCGGACAACCTACACGCTTACGCAAACGCTTCATGAACAATTGAAAATGTTCATAATGCAAACTGCCATCCGCAGGCAAATTCTCCGGCGAATACGTCAACGTGATAAACGCATTCGCCTCGTGCAACGAAGCCTCATGCATACACCGAACGGCCCACTGCCGGGACCGTTCCAACCGACAACCAACACACTGACCACAGGGCAAGGTAAGCTCACGCCGCACCTTGCCCCGCTCCGCAAACACAACCTCGCCGCTTTCCAACTGCCACGCAGTCAGCGGCGAAAAACACGCCACAAACTACAACCGAATACCGCCACGCATCGGCGCACCGCGCACGTTCACGGCTTTCGTCTTACCAACATTCCGACGGAACTGCTTCGCCGAGTGCTGCTTATGAACCGAACCACGCTTCAAAGGGCGCATAGAACCTCCAAAAAAGGAAAGGGGGCCTCACGGCCCCCTTATACCCTGTGACACCCTAGGTGTCACCTAGCACAGTTACATCAAGTAGCCCACTGTGCTAGCGGCCCTTGGCCCCACTCGGGGCCGCAGCCGGCGCAGACAACCCCAGAGACTGCTGCCGCTGCAGAGCTCTAAGCTGGTTCATCGGCACCCTAACAGTCCACGCCAGCACCTCCAACTGGTCATCGTCCAAGCCCTTAAGCCTATCAACCACCACACCGAGGGTACACGCGCCCTTCCGCAACTGCCGGATCGCGTCGGCGGCCACATCAATGTCATTCCAAGCCATACAATCACTCCTCCTTTTTAACAACCCCGGCGCCACTATCCTCCACCTTCGCCGGAATTGCAAGACCCAACTTGCGCATTTCATCCAAATTGGCCTCGTCGGAACAAAACTCCACGAACGCCTGCGGATCATTACCAAACCTACTCCGCACCTCCGCAGGCATAGCCATAAACGATTCTTCAGCCCCTCGCACCGCATTCATTGCCGACTGAAAATCAACAATATCCTCAAAATCACCATACGTCGGCGCACGAACACCTTGCGGCAACTCACCGCTCAAACCGAAACGCCGCACAATCGTATTAATGTCCGCCTCATCCCTCTGAGACTGAACCGCCAGCGAATCGTCCTTGCACTCCAAACCAGCCTCCACACTGGCCTCGTCCATATCATAATTATACTCATTCCGCACAAACACTTTCGTAACCATACTAACGCCCTCGCTTCCGCTTCTGCGTATGCAAAATTTCCCCAGTCTTACTATCAATCACACGATCCGTACCACCAGCACCACGCGACCCGAGCGCAGCACCAGCCGCCGCACCTGCCGCCGAACTAGCCGTTCCTGCAACGGTTGACAAATCACGCAGATACGGTCGCACATACTTACCATACCAATTCGAATCCACCGCGGCCTGATTCTTCAAACCCGGCAAACCAGCCGCGTGCGCTTCAATCTCCAACTGACGCAACCGCTCAATCAGCGGATACATCTTTCGCTCATGCACCAACGCCGACTCACCGCGTAGCCGCTCCGTATCAATACGCAAAATCTCCGCCGCCGTCTGCTCCGCCTCACGCTCGATATTCACACGGCGACTAAACTCATTCGCCGCACTATACCGCCGCTGCGCCGTCGCCTCATACTGATCCAACGTTCGCGCCTGATTCAACTGCGCCTCACTCTCCGACAACTTAATCTCCGATGCCTGTTTCGCAGCCTGCAACGCCAACTGCTGCCGCACCATCCGGCGCTCCAGCGCCGTCTGCACCACCTTACCCAATTCCGGAGACTCCCCACGCGCAGCCGCGCCCGACGGCGTAGAAGCCTCGCCTTGCTGAATCGACAGCATCGGATTCAAACCTGCAGCCTTCAAATCAGCCACACGACGCTGCATCGCCGTGTTCGACATCCGCTCCTCCCACTGCCGCTGCTTCTCCGCTTCCCTCCGATTGAACTCATTCGTTAAAGCCTTACCGCCCAGTTCCATCGCGCCCTGAGCAATGGCGCCCCAAAAGGACATTAGAAATGATCCACGAGACCCGGCACCGAATACATCGGCATCGGACGCGCGGCCTTACAATCAAAGAAACAATCCAACAAAAACTGCTTACCATTCGCACCACTACCCACCGCCACAATACGATCCACTGGCGGCGTCTCCTCGATAAAAGTCGTATTCAACGTTGGCAACGAAGTAAACCGCTGCGCCAAATGCCAAGGATCAATCGTGCCCGCCGCCGTCGACCTAAACAACCCCGTAATCTCCGACGGCGTATAACGATACTCCGCCCACCGTTCCTGATACCCAAACACCAAACTATCGTTCGCGTCACCGCGAACGTAAATTTCCTTATTCAAAATAGCCTGCTCGCCAAGCATGGCAAACACCGGAAAATAATAATCATACCGCGTCAACCGCGACCAATGCCGACGCAACCCCTGCTGGTACGTCAAATCCGCACGCACACTCACCAAACCGATGACATAACCATGCTCCACAAACGACTGCGTAAAACCATGACCACTCGCCAACGCCGTACCCACCGCAGCCAAATTCGCCATCGGCGTCGCACCACCCGTCACACCAGTAGCCGACGTCTGTGCGATCGGATTAATCGACACCGGCGTACTACCGCCGCCCAAATACTCCGGCCGCTGCAACCGCGCATCAGGACTCAGCACACCAAAATGCGCACGCACAATCTCCGTATACCGCGTGCCACCACGCGCGTCCCGCTCCAACAGCTTCTGAATCTGAAAAGCCTGCCGAATCTGATTAATGGTCGCAGCCGTAGCACTCGACAAATCCGCATACAAATTCGCCGGATAAAAATTATCCGTAATCACACCACCGGGATTCACCGTATTAAACCCGGCATTACCCGTCGCGCCATTCGTCGTCAACGAAAAAGGACCCGCACCCGGATAATTACCCGTCGCGGCACCTCGAATATGCATCGGACTCTGCACACCCGTCACCTGATCCGACGCCGAAGTACGCACGGGCGCAGACGCCCCCAACGGCAACAACACCGAAGTACCCTTCTGCGTCCACGGCAACGCCGACGTAAAATAATCGTGCCGCTTCCCGCGCCGCCGCAACACAAAACCCGCCGCCAAATCGGGCCCATCACCCGTAAAATCAACGGGACCCGCCCAAATTTGCAAGTTCTCATCGCGAAACCACTGATTATACACCAGATTGTACGCACGCAACGGCAGACAACTGTGCGAAACCGTCGCTCCCGTCGGCAAACCAAAATAATC